CCCCCCAGCCGAAGCCGTTGCCGCCCCAGCCGAACAGGGCGAAGAGGATGATCCACGCCCACCAAGACCCACCGCCAAAAGCGCCGTCGCGGTTGCCGTCGATGTCCATGACGGGCACGATGCCGTTTCCACTGAACATATATGCCTCCTAATGTCGTTTTTTGCAGTTGATATAACGACGAGGCCCCATGGTGTTTGGTGCGCGCGCTCCCCGTTGTTAACCGATGTGGAAGAACTGTTTCGCCTGAGAAAGAGCCTGCTCCTTCGTCATGCCGTAGGTTTCGATAAGGTTGTTCGCCAGCTCCTCGCCCTTCGCCGCGTCCCCGCTCTGAAGAACCTGGATATAGCTCTGTGCCTGCGGGTTGTCGGCAATGGCCGGGTTGGCCGTGAGACGTTTGAGCATGGAATCGACCATGGTTCTACTCGGAATCATCGTCTGCCGCCTTCCTGGCCGTTCTGCGGGCCTGTTTCGGTTGCGCCTGGGTGTTTCCACCTATGAGCGATTCCAGATCGTCAAGGCGGCTCAGAACGTCCGCGAGCGTCGGCCCTGCCGCCTCCTCTGGATGTTCATTACCAAGTGGCGCGTACTGCACCGTCGATATGGTGCCGTTCGGGTTCCATGCCTTGGCGAAGATGGCCGACCCGTCAGAGGTCGGGAAGAACGCAACGCTGCCGTCCATCGGAACCTCGTTCGGGACGATCTCGGAAGGAGCGCCCACCATGCGCCCCGCTATGCCCCTCGGCTGCTGCGTGAGCTGCTGTGGAGGCATGGGTGGCTGCTGGTACTGCACGGTGCCATACGGTTGCGCGAACTGCGGGAATGCAGGCTGGTACATTGGCGCTCCTTTCTACGGTGCAATCATCTCCGAAAAATGGCAAAGAAAAAGCGCCCTGAAAAGGGCGCTTAAAGTGCGGTAAAAGTGCTCGATGGTGCCCCCGGCTGGAATCGAACCAGCACGCGCGGCTTAGGAGGCCGCTGCCCTGTCCGTTGGGCGACGGGGGCGTGTTCCCTAGGCGATTGCCAGCTTGTAGCACGCGAGCATCTTGCCGGCGGCGTTGACGGCACCGCGCTCGGTCTTGTAATGCTTCGTCTCGTGCCAGATGTGCCACTTGCCGTTGTCGAGGAGCATCGTGCGGGCCTGGATTCCGCAGCAGTCGCTCACGATCTCGACGGCGACCTTAAGACCGTTTACCATCCCGTTCACTTCCAGCATTTCGGTTCCTTTCCTCGTTTCCTTCTCGGTGTGAACCTATTATATAACAGAATTATAAAGCTGGCAACAACTTTTCTCAAAAACTTTCGGGAAAAAGTAGAGCGCCCCGACGGACTGGGGCGCTCTGGGCCGGATACTGTGGGATGGATTTCCGACGGCCCCATTGTAGCACGAGAAAAGCCCCCTATGAAGGGGGCTTTTCAAAGGAGGAAAGGAGGTACGCCTTTGGTCAATATACCAGCTTGTCGTAGATTCGCGCAACCTTGCGCTTCACCTGGTGCTCTGAATAGCCGATCTCCATCGCGATCTTGGCGCGGCTCCAACCGTGCGCGAAGATCATCCAGGCGATCTCGCGCTCCTCGTCGGTGAGGTTCAGAAGATCAAGGTAGTTCCGCAAGTCCTCGCGCGTCTTGATCTTTCCAACGGCCTCGCGCGCCGCTTTACGATCAGGCCTCAACGCTGCCCCCTCTCTTCTTGTAGGGGCCGCGCTTCTTGCCCTTGTCGCTGCGGGTCTTGCGCGGAGCGGAGTCCTTAGAGCCTTTCGGCCTGCCAGGACTCCGCGTCGATTTCCCGCACGTCGGGCACGTTCCGCTCCCGCTACTCGATACTGCCGTCCCCTTCCTGCGCCTCCTCGTTGTCGTAGTCGTGACCTTGATCGTTTGCGTCGCCGTAGTAATCACCGCCTGCGTAAATGTTGCTGCCATTATCCTGGCTGTCTTGCGCGATTTCGCTAGTGGTTGTCGTAGTAACCTCATCGTCGTAACTCGCCACGGTCATTATAACGAAGCCCAGCATGACGACCGACACGGCCCATCCTACGATTAGCCAACGGATAAACCTCGCCGACCGCTCCACCTGCGCCTCGAAGGTCGCCATGGACACCCGTTCGATTCCGTTCTGCGTCATCTCATTCCTTTCGTCGTTCCTACGGTGTTACCCGATTATATAACGACGTTTAACTATGGTCAACTACTTTTCTTGATCGAGAATCGCCTGAACCGCCTCGCGCTTCTGCTTCGGAACGTCGTCAATGGTGATCGCTCCGCGCTTGATCCGGCGCGCATATGCCGCCGCGATAGGGTCTGCCATGTCATGCCTCCATCATCTCGTACAGGGCGCAGATCGCAGCGTCCTGCTCGTCCATTATATCAGACTGGGCCAGGTCAGTCTCATACAGCTCGCATATCGCGTCGTCTGTGGATGCGAGGTTATCTGGAAGCGAGTCGAGCATCTTCTGTCGCTCGTCTTCCCTTCTTTGTTCTTCCTCGGCCGCTTCGGCGAGCCTGTCGTGCTCATTCTTCTCGTTTTGCGTGAACGGCTCGTACACGTCGAGCATAACGATGTCTCTGAACCCTTCCCCGTTGTCGGGCCATCCGCTGAAATCGAGGTCGAGCCTCTTTCCGGTCTCGGATATTTTCGCCTCCCAGTGACCTCGCTGCGGCGAATCCACGACGATTGCGACGTCAACTCCACCAGTCTCGGGGTACTCGGCGATTACCTCCTCGTGATGGACTTCCTCTGAGTCGATGACGTACACGAAATCGACACATAAGGGAACCGCCTCAATCCTTCCGTTGTCTAGCGACGGGTTTTTTACAATGTTGAAGTCCTTGTCATAAACGATCATTCAAAATCACCCCTAAGCTGTTCTGCGCCAAGCGTAAAGGTTCTGGTACATCGGTACGTTGCTCGCAGAGCCAGTGCTCCCGACTACCTGAACCGCCTCGCCATGCTTCACGCTGATGTTCGTGTTCCCGACGTAGGAGAACGCTCCGCCCCAGTAGGACGGAAGCCATTCGGCAGCCGCAATTCCCTTCTCGTACAGGTACTTGTCTCTGCTCCGGATGTTTATGAGCGCCATGAGGCCCCCAGCTCCGTGCGAGTGCGTGTCTGAGCCGCCGGTGTTCACGTTGTTGTCCATGCGTAGGAATCTACCAGTTATCTGCGTCCAAGAGCCTCCGAACAGCGATGCTGGCGACGTGCTGTTGTACGATAGGTAGACACAACCGACGGGGTAGAGCGTATCCCTAATGAGATTGCGAAACTCCTCATTTGTTTTGCACCCAGTACCTCCGCTGGTAATAGCAAGCGCGACGTCCAACGTCAGCGGCCCCGTCATGGTGTCGCCAGCCTTGCTCACCTTGCCGGCCAATGCGGTGCCGTCTATTGCCGATTGCGCAAGGTCAACGGCGATCTTCGTCTGCGCCTGTAGCTGATCGTAGAAGTTGCTCGTGTCCAGTCTGACGAACGGAGCCACCACCCCGCACCGGGCCGAATCGAGCCGCGTGTCGGTCATCTTCTCGGCTTTGGTCTGCAACATATGCGCCGTAATATACACGTCGCACAATCCAAGCTCCCAAACCGTCTCGCTTCGAGTCAGCGTCGGCCTCACAGGGGTGTCCGACGGCGCTCCGGCCAACACGTACAGATCGATGCTCCTGGCGTCCAATGCGGAGTCCCACCGCAGGACAACGGTGTCGATCCTGTCCATCGTACCCGATGCGGTCAATGCAAGCTCGCGCTCTTCTTCCTCGTAACCAACGGTGCCGTTTATGCAGCAGCGACCGGGGGCAACCCTTACCGTCATCCCTTCTCCTGGAGAAACTTTCAACGCCGTCTCGGAATCGGTGAAGATGCCGTTGCTGAAAAACGTCTCGTACACCTCTCTGAGGTCGGACGCCTGGTAAACTCGGTCGTAGACGGGATAGCCGTCCTCCCCGATGCTCGTCGCGACCGAATCCCATGGGAATGATCTCATAGGCTCCCTACCGCCCTTCTAACGTTGCTTATGCGCTTGTTTCCCAGGCCGACCGTGACCTCGTGGCCGTCGGCCTTGAAAACCTCGTACACCTCGATTATACGGGATTCCATCTCGATTCCCAAATCTGAGAGCACCACATCGCACTTGTCGCCGAGGTCGTAGTCGGCCATGTACCCCTGATCCCCAAGAACGGAGATGTCAACGTCCTCGATCTTCGCATAGCTTAAAAGCCGCTCCATGGCCTCCTGCTTCACGGCAGCTTCGAAGTCTGCCGAAGCCTGCCCCTCCTCGGGATGGCTCGCCCTCATATCAACGACGATCTTCCGCTTGCGAACGCCGTTGCTGAGATCGATGTAAAGCGTCCGCTGCTCCACATTGCCGCCCTCGCGCCCGTCGCATGGGATGACTGCGTAGTTCTTCCAGTCGCTCTCGTCAAAATCGACCGACCTCCCAGCGAGGTTGCCGAACTCCAACGAGAAAACCTGGCGGCTGTTCTCGTTCTGCGACTGCGTGCGATCGGTTCCCTGCCACACTCCGAACCTCAATGTGTTCGCGGCGAAGTCGTAGGCCACCCGGTACGATAGCTCGCGGCTCTCCAAAATGCTGTACAACTTCTCACCCAGGCTGTCGTCCGAGAAATCGCTCTGCGTCCTGTCCCCCAGCAGCGGCGAGTTTGCCGTGGCGAGCGACACGGGTATGTCCTCCCTGTATCGCTCGAAGATGGCTCGCACCGCCGTCTCTGTTTTCTGCGAGTCGCCGATGTATCGAGGATAGCACACCTTCTCGTCGAGCATCTTCTCGGCGAAGAAACCGCCTATGAGAACCTTGTCGGGGTCGTTTTCCGTCGAGTAAACACGCTGCACCATCCCAAGCTCGCTTCGCTGCGGCGAGCCGATGTAGGCCCATGATGGATCGTAGGCCGATAGCGGAAGCTGCATCTCGAAGTCCCCAGCCTCGTAGTACTTACGCGACCATTGCAAATTGTCGTATGGTATCCCCGCCATTACAAGGTTGAAATCGGAGTCCAGGGCGTAAACGTCCATGTCACACCCCCAGATACTGCTTGTTGTAGCGTATCACGACGCTCATGTTCTGATATCCGTCGTCGGCGTCGAACTCTACCGTTGTGCTGCCGGGGTCGATCATCATGTCGAGGATCGAGCTGTTGCGGTCGAGCAGGTTCATCGCGTTCTCGCCGTTGAATGTGATCCTCGGCGGTCGCCCCGACGCATCGAGCGCGACCACATCGCCTTTTTCCATGCTCGTTATGAGCCGCACGGTGCCGTTCCCGATTCGAAGCAGCGGGTTCAGAACTTCACCCGTCGCGGTGATCGTTGCCCTCATGCCGCTCGGAACGTCTCCGTCGTTGAGAATGTCAACCGTTTTCGCGAACAAACGGGTTCCGACGATAAAGCCCTTGTTCACGTGGGCCGTTGACTCGGGAAGGAACGACATGAACGGGAAGCCGAAGCTCGGCACGATCTCTGCGATATCCTTGCCGAAGTCGTTGACGCTCAGAAGATAGGGGTTCGGGCATAGCACAGTCCACTCGATCTCAACGGGGTCGTAGATGTTCCCCTCGCTCGCCCTGAAGCCGATCTGCTCCCCGCCGCACCACCTCGTGCGGCCCATGTAGGTAAGATAGACCTTGAAACTGTGCTTCGGGTTGAAAAACCGTATCGCCTGCGCCCTCAGATCCTCGTTGTCGCGCGAGTTCCCCACGACGGCCTTGATGGTGCGGTCGCACGATGCCACGCGCTTAGAGGTGACGAGAGCGCCGTCGTACGACGGAATCTCCACCGACGACACGGAATAGGGGAGGTTGGCCCAGTTCTCGAGGCCGTCCTTCGGTATGCGCCACGCCCCGTCCCCGAGCGTGAGCTCCTGCCCGTCGCTGCGCACGATTCGGGCGTAAACGTCTCCGATTGCCATCCTACCTCCGTCCCGCCAGCCCGTAGCGCTGCTGCATCCTCATCGTCCTAGCGATCTGATCTGGCGACAGCACGGGCTGGTTGAAGTTCACCGTCTGGTTGTTCGTCGTGGCCCCCATTGTACCAGCTTGCGCGGCGACAACCATGGCGCTCATGCCCTTCTCGATGCTGGCCTCGATCTGCGCCATGGGGTCGATGTCCTCGAAGCCCACGACGAGGCCGCGCGCCGCCGCCCTGCCGCTCCTGGCCGTTTTCTCCCATGCCACGCCGTCGCTTCCGCCCTCGGCGTCGATGGCATCTATGGCCGACCTCGCGAGCCTCCCGGCCCTGTTCTTGACGAGGTTCTCGCTCGCCGCGATTCCGACCGCCAATCCCTCGCCGGCGAAACGGCCAGACTCGATGGTTGTGCGCCACGGCGAGCCTTGCCTTCCTACGCTCTTGATCTTGTCGATGGCGCTTTGAGCGAGGCTAGCCGCTCCCCTGATGACACCCGACAGCATAGACCCCATGCCGTCGATGAACCCTTGGCCGAGGTTCTTTCCCGAAGCCCTGGCCTCGCCGCTCTTGTTCATCTTCGATGCCGCAGAGCTGCCGATCTCCGATGCCTTCGCGTTCGCCAGCGGCTTTTTGCTCGTCATTCCAGAGATGTATGCCGATCCTCCGCCCTGTCCTGCCCTGGCGTAGGGGCCTGAAGCTCCGTTCTGCGACTGTGCGCCGCTCGCGCCAGACTGCGCGACTGCGGTTCCCGTAGTGGTCATGAGCGGCTTCTTCGCGTTCATTGCCGCGATCTCGGCGTTGACCGCATCGGTTCCGGCCCTCGTGCCGCCCGTCTTTCCGGCGACCCTCGCCGACTCGGTTGCCCCGTTCATCCCGCCGGTCATCTCCGAATTGACGAGTGGCATCTTCGCCCGCGCCTCGGAAGCCATGGCCGCCACCGTGTCGGATGCCATCGTCGTGGCCTGCGCCGTGGCCGTCTCTGAGTTATCGGCCATGCCCCGGCCGTACTGCGCGTCTATGTCGCTTCCGCTGGCGTATGCCTGCTCGCCACCGGCGGCGATCTCGGCTCCCGCGCCCTCGCGCATGAGTCCCGCGCTTGTTATGGCCGCCTCGCTTCCGGCGCTCATTCCGGCCGCCCACTCGTCGGCGAGCGTCGTAAGCTTTCCCGACGTGTCATCGACGAGGGCCTGCACCTGCCGCCCGTACTCGGGGCCGAGAGAAGCCATGTACTGGATGAATCGGCGCTCCGACTCGCTTCCGGCCCTGTCGTACAGCGTCGTGATGTTCGATGACCAGTTCTCGGTGGCCCTGCGGTTCTCCGCCAGCGTCTCGATCATATCGTCGAGCGTCGCATCTGACGCTTCCTCGATCTTATCGAAGGCATTGGCGGTCTTTCCCGCCACGTCCTCGACCGAGCTTGCGAGATCGGATGCGGAAACGCCAGTGTCCCCCAACTTGAGCGCAAGCTGCTCGGCGCTCATCCCGCTGTCGGACAGGGCGCGGGCAAAGGTCGATGACTTCTTCGCCGCCTCGCCGATCTCCTTGAGAATGCCCTCGTTGGCCTCGCGGAGAGTCTGGGCAGACGCAGCAGCTCCGTCCATGGCCTCGGCGTTCTCGGCGTTCGCCTGTGCGGCATCTCCCGTCGCCTGGGCGTTGCCCTGTACGGCGGCGGTCGAGTCGGTCATCATCTGGTAGAGCCGATCTTCGGTCTCCCTCGCCGCATCGGTCGCCTCGGACTGCGCGTCCCGCTGGTCTTTCAGCTCGTTCGCAGATGCAGCGGCGAAGTCCTCGAACACGCGAACGTCGCCGAGTTGCAGCGTGTACCCCTCGTCAACGCCCTGCAACTTCTCGGTTATGGAAGCTAGTTCCTCCTCCTGCTTGATTCGGTTCTGGACGGCCTGCTGGTAAGCCTCCTGGTAAGCCTGGGCCTCGGCGTTCTTCTTCCACGCCTCGGAGTTCTTCTTCAGCTCTCCCGTGCTCACGTTGAGCTGCCCGTTCACGGCGTCAACGACCTCGTAGGTCGTCCCGCAGGTGTCGTTCAGCCCATCGACAGCGGCGGTAAGCTCGCCCTGCTCCTTGGCGGTGAGGTTCGACTTCCCGGCCAATCGCTCGATGGTGGCCGTGTAGGTGTCAACGAGAGAGTTGCTCGCCTTGACGTCGGTGAATGCGTCTCCTATGGAGTCGGCGAGATCGGCCTGGGCCTTGATTGCATCGCGCGATGACTGCACGATCTCCGAAGCGCTGCGCTCGTAGTCGTCGGCGACCTGCTGTATGCCGCCCGACGACTCGCCTATGCGGTTCAGAGCGCCGCTGAGGCCGTCAGTGGCCGTCTCCAATGTCTCGGCGTTCTCAGCCGCCTTCCTGAAGCTGTCGGCGATGCTCATGACGGCTGAGATTATCGCAACGGGTGCCATGGTGCGTATGGCCTTGCCCGCAACGTCCGCGGCCTTGCCCATAAGCTCAGATGCCGCAGCAGATGCCTTCTGCGCGACCGCGTGGGCCTTCACCGCGACGGTCGAGTTAGCGATGGTCGCGCGGAGCCTGCTCTGGGTCGTCTGGTACGTCCCAGTGGCAGCGTTGAATCGCTGGTACGCCACAGTTCCATCGCTCTTGATGACTCGAAAGTAACGGGTAAACTCGGTCGTGTTAAGCGCCGCCGCCTTTGCCGCGAGCTTCTGCGCAGCCATGACGATGTCCCAATTCTTGCGGTAGGCAACGAGGGCCACGCCGACGGTCGCGATGACGGGTGCCAGCTTGTCGAAGTTCTGCACCATCAGAGTCACGCCGGGAACAACTACGTTCGTGGCGAACTGCGTAGCGTCGCGCAACGGCTCTTTCAGGTTGTCGTAAATCTTGAGTTGAAGCTCCTCTAGAGCAGACTCGAACTCCTTGATGTCGCCCGTGAGGTTGTCCGTCATCACGTCGGCCATCGTCTCCGCCGCTCCGCTAGAGTTGTAAAGCTCGTCACGGAACGAGGCCATCTCGTCGGCCCCGGCGTTGAGCATGAGGTTCAGTCCCTTGATGGAATCGGCGGAGAACGTGGTCATGAGCGCAGCCGACTTCTCCTGGTCGCCCATGCCCTCGGTAGCCGCCGCCACGTCGCCCAAAATGGCGGTGAAGTCGCGGTAGTTGCCCTGGGAGTCCGCGATTGCAACGGTCTGATCTCCGATGGCGATTGCCCCGTCGCTGGCCTTTGCGGTCATGTCGCGCAGCACGGCGGCGAGGGCGGTGCCAGCCTCGGAACCCTTTAGGCCCTGGTTTGCCATCATGGATATGGCGGCCGATGTTGTCTCAACGTCCATTCCGGCTGCATGGGCGTTGGCCGCGACGTTCTTGAAGGCCATCCCCAGGCCGTCCACGGTGGTGTTGGCGTTGGCCTGGGCGTATGCGAGAACGTCCACCATGCGCGTCGTCTCGTCGGCCTCCATGCCGAAAGCGCTCAGGTAGTCGGTAACGAGGTCGGATGCCGCCGCCAAGTCCATCTGGCCCGCCTGGGCGAGCGACAGCACGCCTGGTAGTCCCTCCATGCTCTCGTTGGCGTCCCAGCCCGCCAGTGCCATGTACCCCAGAGCGTCCGCTGCCTCCGAGGCGCTGAACGTGGTCGATGCGCCCATCTCGCGGGCCTTGGCCTCCAGCGCGTCCAGCTCGTCGCCAGTCGCACCGGAAAGGGCCGCGACGTTGCTCATGGAATACTCGAACTTCTGGCCCGTCTCCACGATCTGGCGCGCCATGTTCGCCATGCTGAACCCGGCCACGATTCCGCCGATGGCCGCGAACGCAACCGAGAACTTCCCTTTCAACTTTTCCAGAAGGCCGCCCGATTTCTCGGTGCCTTCCTTCACGCCCGATTCTATGCCCTTGCCTGCCTTAGAGCCGACCTGCTGCGCCTCGGCCTGGATGCCCTCGTCCTTCAGCCCTACGCCGATCTCAACTTTTCCGTCGCTCATTCACCGCCTCCGTTCGTCTCGTTCCACATCAGCTCGGCGATCTTGCGGGCCTCCTCCATGGCCCGCTCCTCGCCGTAGTCGGGAAGCCTCCACGCCTCCCGCTGCTCCGCCTTGGCAGTTTCGTACTTCTTAGAGCTTTTTCTCCAAGTTCTGTGCTCGATGATCTGCGCCATCTTCGATTCCTCGGGGAGGCCGTTGAAAAGTGCCTTGAAAACGTGCCAGTGCATATAGTCGATCTCGGTGAGGTTGATGCCGTAAGCGGCCATGAAGCTCGCCACGATGTACTCCCCATCGAGAACGAAGTCGAACGCCCGCTCGCTTGAACCTCCCATGGCCCGAGGTGTCGCGTTCGGACTCGCCAGGAACTCCAAGGCGGGACGTATCCACTCGCGGTCTGTCAGCGGAGGGCTCTTCCGCTCGAAAATATCGAAGATGGCGATGCCCTCCCGCTCGTAGGCGTCCTGGAACTTAATCCACGTCCTAAAGTCTGTGTCGAGCTTGTACGTTTTCCCACCCGACTCCAACGAGTCTGGGAGCCACCGCTCGCGTAGGTCGATCATCTGCGCTCCTAACCAAAAAAAGGCCGTGGCAAAGCCGCCACGGCCCGTTCTCGAACATTAAGCCGCGGCTACTCGCTGGCCTTGGTGCTGCGGGGAGCGGAGAACGACGCGGCCTGGGCGGCGGGCGTGAAGGTCACGGCCCCCTCGGTGACGGCCACGGTTCCGCGCTCGAAGCCGCCGTTCAGCTTAAGCGTGAATGTCAGCTTGCCATCGACCGTGTTGAGGTCGGTCGGCGACACGATGGCCTTTTTCCAAATGGTGCCCTCGGTGGCCTCGCCCGTGGTCATGTCGGGGGTTCGCAGCAGCACCGGCACCTCGGCATCGCCGCCAGTGGGCATCGCCATGCAGAACGGGTACATGACGGCGAACAGCGGGTTGGCGCTGTCCAGGATGATCTCCTGGGGCAGCTCCGGCTGGTAGCTCTTTACGTAGGTCGTGTCGTTGGCCTCGTCGATGTAGCCCGACGTCTCCTCCTGCGGGTTGAATGCCAGGGCGAAGATGGTGCTCTTGTCGATCTGCACCCAGTTGTAGCCCTCTCCCTCCACCGTCTCCCCGATGGCCTCCTTCATAGTGTTCGCGTCCACGTAGGGAACGAACAGGTTGCGCGTGAGGTTTGCCATAATGGCTCCTTTCGTGTTACTTATTCTATGTAAGTTATTACCGCTTGGATGGCGTACTCGGCTAGTCCGTCATCCTGGTAGACTGCGTTAAGGCTCGGCTGGCCCTGCGCCGACTCGATGCCCACTATGGACGCACCGGGCCAATCCGGCACGTTCGCGGGGTACTGGTCATTCACCCAGTCGAGCCACGACGAGGCCAGCTTCTCGGCGTCCTCGTTCACAGGGTCGTAGCCGTCGCTCCACGCCGTCACCACCTTCAGGAAAAACGAGTAGCGCCGCTTCGCGGTGCCGTCGTTGTACGTCTCAAGGGGCGAGTCCGTGTAGCTGGTCGCCATGGTCGCCTCGCCGTCCTCGGCGATGAGGGCGTTCAGCTTGAGGTAGCCGTCAAGCTCGGGCCATCCCTTTGCCCATTCCAGCACCGCCGCAGTCTTTCCCGCCATGTCCGCCATGTCACATCATCCTAACGAAATCGGTTACGTCCCTCGCGATCTGGGCCTTGTCGATGTACCGCTCCCAATGGCTCATCGTGCCAGGTGTCGGGTGGTAGAGCCTCCCGCCGCCTTTCGCGACTCCCGCCCACTGGTAGTGCGCGTATGGAGCCGTGTAGGTCACGAGGAACGGAGACACGATGGCCGATGCGCGCAGCGGGCCGTCCTTGAACGGGACGAACCGCTCCATGAGCCTCCGCGCGTCCTCGGCGGCGAACTGCCCGACCCTGCGGTTTGTGCAAATGCGCCGAACCTTCCGAGGAATGCCCGACACGTCCACCCTCACCGACACATCGACTCCCATGGATCAGCCCTCGATGTAGTAGACCTCGGCGAACCGCAGCGCACCATCGGTTCCGTGGTCGAACCCGGCCCCCTTGGTAGCGTCTCGGAACGCCTGAACCTGGAAAGCGTCCGGCTCGTACAGCTTCACGATCTCGCGGATGTTGCTCGCAGTGATCTGCTCCGGCACCTCGCCGAGGATGACGTAATCGCCCGTGCGGACGGTGAAGGCCGTCTCGCGGACGTCCGACTTCCTCCACTCACGGTAGGGCATATAGTTCTCGGACTCGGGAATCTGCACCTGGTGCGTCGTGCCGACGGCTACTGTCCCGTTCGTCTGCACCTGCCGCGTGGCCCTCACAGACCACATGCAATGGGGGATGACAGTCGTGTAGTACATGTCCTGCTTCAGCGCCGCATCGCGGGCGTCGAGCTTGTTTACGACCGTGATGGTGTCATCGTAGATGGCCCCGAGGTCAGCTCGCATAGCCGTTGCCCCCCTCGTACGCCACCGCCGCGCTTATCCACTCCACGGGCAGCAGGTCGGCCATCCAACCGACCGACCTTTGAAGCTGCTGCTCCACCGTCTCGGAAACGTCGAAGCTGTAGCTGTCGATTCCGTTGCTGAAGCTGGTCACAAGCCCGCCCTTGGATGGCTTGGCCCCCTCGATGACGGGTGGAAGGGCCTCCACGATGGCGCAGTAGAGCGTTACCACGGGGGCGGGCAGCTCCTCTCCGTTGCGCACGGCTCGGCCCGCCCGCTCCAACGTCCAGTGGTCGATCGCAAGGTCTGCCATGGGGGCGAGGCTCTTGTACTCGTCCTCGGTCAGATCGGCCATTCCGTGCTCTTTGAAAACGTCGTAAGGTACGTACATCCCGCCCCCTCTATACTACTTCGATGCGGCCTTGCCCGTGGTGTCGGACTTTCCGGGTTCGGTCGGAACCGTGGAGGCATCGCGCAGGATGGCGAACCCGGCCGGGTCGAAGATGATCCAAGCGATCACGGCCTCCATGCGGTAGGCGACCTCGTTGTAGCGCTGAAGGTCGCGGCCCGTGCCGTCGGGGTCGCCGTAGCGGATCGGCGTGATGCCGAACTGGCGGACGTAGCCCCAGTTGAAGAGGTTCCAGTTGCCGATGATGGCCTTGATGCCCGACGGGGACGCGGCTGGAAGGAAGCGGTTGCCCGCGACGTTCGCGGACACGACGGCGTTGATGCCCTCCCAGTTCGTCATGTTCAGGCCCATGCCGAGGTCGGGGTACACGCGTTCGCCCGTCTTGCTGTTGCGCATCTTGCGCATGGCGTTGGCGTACACGCGGTCGAATGCCACGCCCGTAAGCTCGTAGTCGCCGATAACCTTGTCGGGCAGCGCGTCGAGGTCTGCCTGCATATCGGTGGTCGCGGCGACCTGGTTCGCGACGGGCACGGCGTAGGAAAGCGCCTCGGGCTTCATGGAGGTGACCACGGTGCGGTCGAGCGGGTTAGCGGCGTGGAGCGGGCCAGCGTCTACCATGTCGGCCATGGCCATGGACATCTTGTCCACGAGCTTGCGCATGATGTAGCCCTGGGCCTCCTCGTCCTTCCATTCAAGTTCGTTCGACACGCGAACGGTCACCTGGGCCTTGTGCGGCACGGACTGGACGTACTTCCAGTCGGCGTCGGAAAGGTGCTTCGGGTCGGACTCTCCCACCCACTCGGCGGCGGGGTCTTTAGTGAACACGATGTGCTCGACGTCCGTGAAGGACTCGGGCTGCTGCGGGCAGAGTGACGCGATCACGGAACGGGCGCGCACCTTCTCCACCATGTCGTCTCGAAGCTCACGCGGAAGCACGAGCTTGCTGGAACCGATAGTCAGGTTTGTTTCTGTTGCAACCATTCAGACTCCTTTAACTCCTGCCGAACAACTTGGCGGCGAACGCCTTCATCTCCGCGTCTTCGTCCGGCTTCTTGCTTGAAATGTCGTTCGCTCCGGGCATCCTCTTCGGGTCTTGCTGTGGGTTGCGCCACACGCCGTCAACGTCCCTCGTGACGGCCTCGATGGCATCAGCCGCGCCCGTGCCGACGCTCTGGCATTGCTGATAGGCCTTCTCGAACACGGTGTCGCGCATTAGGTCGTTAGCGAACTCCCGCTCGCCCAATGCCGCGTCGAAGAGCGCTCGGAAGCTGTCGCGCTTATCCGCCTCTTCCTGCGCCGCCTTTCGGTCGGCCTCGGCCTTCTCGTACTCCGCAACCTTGTCGCGCAGGGTCTGCAACTGCTCGCCGTCTCCCTCAAGGGCCTTGACCTGATCGGACAGCTCGCCGTTGGCCTTCTCAAGCTCCTTGATTCTGTCGGCCTTCTGCTGCGCCTCCGCGATGGTGCGGTAATTCTCGCCCACGGCCTTCTCGATTGCCTTTGAGGTAGCATCGTCCAGGTCGTGCTCCGCCAGAATCGCCCTGATGTCCTTCACGTGATCTCCTAACGTGTCTTTTAGCCGCCCGTCGGCGGCGGTGGATGATCTCGGCGATGAAGCCCGCCGACTGCTGGCGCGTAGTGTAGCAGAGTCGGGAATTATAAAAAAACAGCCGCCCATGGCGGGCGGCTGCTGCCTGTATCGGTATTCTGTTTTTCTCAATCCCTGACGTACACCTTTCCGTTGTTGACGTCCACGAGCGCCGTCTTTATTCCCCCGTCCCAATCGTACCCGATGAGCGTCAGGACGGAGCCGCCGCTCAGAACGGCCTCCATTCCCTGGTCGGCTCCGATTGCCCTCTGCGCCTTGCGGAGCTGTTCGGCGATCTCCAACAGCTCCGGCGCCTTTTCGTTTAGGTTCATGGCTACTCCCTACATCTCCACGCCGTAGCACTCGCGGAGGTCGGCGTTCACCTGCGCGATGCCGCCGTCCTTCTCGATGTCTGCCCAGGTGTAGTCGAACTCGTCGATGGTCTTGAAAACGATGTCAGCGAAGCCGTCATCGCCGATCTCGTCGTACATGGCCTTGATGGTGTAGTGGTTCTTGGCGTTGAGTCCGTCCACATCGACTTCGACGATGTTCTTGATGAGCTTCAGCGTTTTCATTTCCGTTCCTTTCCCTTCGGTGTGAACCTATTGTATCATAATGTTTCACGGTTGGCAACTACTTTTCTAAAAATAATTCCCCGGCGCAGGGGAACGCCGGGGACACCGTAAGGAAAGGCACTGAGGAGGGAACTGCCTCTCGGCTTGGATTATAACCCATCGCGAGTCAAACGTAAAGCTTCGTCCTCTCGTCGCGTCGCGTGAGTCCCGCTTTGCGGCTCATAGAACGGTAATAGTCAGTGTAGTCGTCTGCCCTGCTGCTCGCCGACATGGCCTCGACCTTGCGGCCCTCCTTTTCCAAAAGGTACGACTCGGCCCTGCTGCGCCTGATCTCGCGCTCTATGCCCCGCTGGTACTGGGTCGCGTCGTAACGGCTCATCTCCATTGGCTTCCCCCCTACCCCCTTGAAGCGCACCGTCTCGTTGCTCTGCGCGTTCATGGCGGCGATCTCCTCGGGCGAGTACGACGGCTTTCCGACGCTCAGGATGACGGGCGACACGGTGTGACGGCAGTTGGCCCCGGTCACCAGCGGTCGGCCAAGCGCCCCTTCGATCTCGCGCCAACGCTCAAGGCTGTACCGCTGGCCCTGGTACAGCTGATGGTCTGGGGCGCACTGGTAGTGGGCGCTCACCTCCACGCCGTCGTAGCCGAACGCCTTGGCGTGCTCGAACCTCTGGGCGGTCATGACGGTTCGGTAGCCGTCCATGATGTTGGCGCGCACCGATGCGTAAAGCTCGCGCGTGTATCCCGACTCGTAGCGGACTCTCAGGCCGTGTCCGGCAAGCTCTGCGGCCGTCCTGGCTATCTCCGTCTGGTATGCGGCCTCTCCCGCCCTCATGGCCGCCACGGCGCGGCTCACGGCCTCTCGATAGCCTTCTCGCAGCGGAACCACGTTGCCGTGCCTGTCCATGATCCCCATGACGGAGGTGCGGCACAGAGAGTCGGAGCGCTTGACGAGGTCTTTGCGGCCCTCGACGATCGCGGCCGATGCCTCGGCGCTCTCCGCTGCTCCCGAGGCTTTGTAGTAGGCGCCGGCCCACTCGCGATTCGCCTTGTCGAGCGCGTCCATGTCCTTCGCGATTGCCTGGCCGATGAGCTGCCGCCCTCGCCTCACGGCGGCCTCGATGGCGATGAAGTCCGACAGCTCCCAGGCCTCCACGTCGTACGACGCGGCCTTGCCGATCTTCCCCAGGCGCTCGGCGATGACGGCGAGAACGCCCATCTGGGCCGCCACGGCGGCCTTGTCGATGAGGTTCTCGGCCTCCTCGTCAACATCGGCCATTATTCGGCCTCCATCACTTCAAGCTCGGCGCTCGCGCCCTTCGCCGCCTTGATCTCCTCCACCCTGCGGCGGGCCTCCTCGGGGCTCTCGTCGGTCACGAACATTCGGTAGTCCACGGCGTCCATGGCCCCCACGTTGATGCCGGCTATGATGGCGTTCTGGCGGTCGCTGAACGTCTCCACGTACTCGTTAGACCAGTCGAACGCGACCTCGTAGCTGCCGATGGGGTTGATGCCGTAGTAGTTCGCCAGCACGTCCCAGGCGTAGACCAGATCGAGGATGCACTGCTCGGCGCATCCTCGGGCCGTGTCGACGAACCCCATCGTCTTCTGCTGTCTCTTGCGAACGTTGTCCACGTTCTGGTAGTTCGTATCGTTCGGGGTGCTGATGATGCCGCTCGACACGCCCACGGCCCGCTCCACGAGCTTCTCCTGCTTGTCGATGGCCTCCAGGTAAGCCAGATAGCGGATGTCCGGCGCCCACTCCTCGATCTTCGGCTCGCCCGCAGAGTCGGCGAGGGCCATGAAAAGACGCTCCTTGCCCTTCGGCATCCTGAGCACCTGGTTCCCGTTCTCCCAGTCCTTGACGAAAAGCCGCTTCGAGGCCATGATGGCCTTCTCGCTCATGTCGAACTCGTTGTGCATCTGGTCGAGCAGGTGCCGAATCTCGCGTATCGGCTCGGAGGCCCCGAAGCAGATCGGAGCGCCCTTGACCGCGTTCAGGCCGTTGGGGTCGATCACGTGCGACCTCATGCGGCCTACGAGCAGCTTGTCCACATTGGGGATGTACCACTCCTCGTCGTAGCGCTCGGCCCAGTGGGGGAACTGCGACAGCGGCAGGATCGAGCCGTTGCGGCTTACCATCATGCGGTAGCGGTTCGCCATGGCCTCGCCCGAGTCGGTGCGGTACGGCACCAGCTCCACGGCCTGCATGAGCGTGTACGCCTCGCCCGGGCGCTTCTCCCACCGATCCACGACGTAGGCGCAAGCTGTCATCTCGTCGCCGTATGTGCCGAGCACCTCGAACTCGTCGGCGCTCACAACGAGGTTCTGGACGTTGCGACCGTTCCAGGACGGAACCACGATGCAGTCCCCCGTCAGGAACGCGGCCGCCACGGTCGGGCGCAGCTTGTCGCGAACCACCCTGTCCGCGATGGAGTCAAGCCACCTCGCGCGCTCGCCATCCCCGCTGATGGGAACCGCGCTGAACATGGTCACGAGGTCGGCCAGCGACTCGCACACCTCGGCCTCGATGCTGTAGCTTCCGCCCTTGTCCAGGTAGTCGCGGAAGCCCTGGCGGTGCTCCCGCCCCTGGATTGTGGCGCCCAGCTTGTCGGCCAGGCGCGTTAGAACGTTGTCGATGATGCCCATCAGCCGCCTTTCGCTCGCCTTTGTGGCGATTATAGCAGCTTACGGCCTACTGGCCCAGCAGCTCCATACAGGCGGCCTCGTGCCGCTCCACCTGCTCCCACGTCCAGCCCCATCCGTGCACGAGATCGTGCTGAAACTCGGCCAGCGCGTTCCGAATCTCGTTCCTGCTCGCCCCGAAGCGGCTCGGCTTCCCAGGCTCCCAGCCCGCCAGCTCCTCGATGCCGCGAACGACGAGGTTCACGGCGCGCATCTCGTCGGTGCTGGTGTAATCCTCCACGTCGCACACCTCGCGCATCTCCCACGGGGTGCCGGGTTTCGGCTCCATGACCTTGCCGGCTATGACGGCGTACCCGTCGAGCTTGGCCGCTCTGGCCTTGCGGTTGAAAACGATCATCTTGTCGCGCAGTTCCTGGTTCATGATGGCTCCTTTCCTAGGCGGCGTACAGCTCGGCGTAGATGCGGTCTGACTCTTCCTCGCTCACGCGCTCGTCGATGATCTCGAAGCCGATCTCGCGGAAAATCTCGCCCTCGGGCTTGTCCCAGGTCTGGCGCATGGCCTCGATGATTCCGTTGGTGTCCATGCTGTTCATGATCTTCTTGAAGTTGTCGCGCATCTTCGTTCCTTTCCCTTCGGTGTGATACTATTGTATACCATGTTATATCAATGGTCAACACTTTTTTTCGGGAAAGTTAATATCCCATCAGCTCGAAGCGCAAAACGGTCTGGGCCGCGTACCTCATGGCGTCCATGGCGTGGTCGTACTCTTTGATCGGCTTGTCCTCAACGGCCTTCTCGTCCCATCGGTACATCCCCATCTCCTCGATGAGGCCCTGGCACCGCTCGCTGATCTTGATCTCGCCCTTGCGCAGCATAACGCCCGTGGTGCCTATGCCGTCCTTCACGTTGTTGTCCGCATCAAAGGCGCTGAACCGCCCGTGCCGAAAGATCGTCTCCTTCATGCTCCCTGCGCTGGGGTCTATGACGATCTCGCTTACGGGCCTGTCGCCCACCAGATCGGCCATGTTTGAGTAGTGCTCCTCGTCGGTGAGCCGCTGGCCCCTCTCCCGGCTGTCCCAGTAGTACTCATCGACCACGTAGGCTTTTCGAGGCGTGACCCTCCACAGCAGAGCGGCGAAGGGGTTGACGGTGCCGTAGTCAACCGACACAAACCAATGCCCGCGCCCGTCTCCCACGGCCTCCTCGTACGTGCACGTGAAGTCGCTCTCCCTGTCGAACGGGTAGACAAGTCCCTCGGTCTGCTTCCACAGCCCAAGGATGTAGCGGTCGAAGTTGACCGTGCCCTTGTATCCCGCTTCGAGGTCTCGGATGTAGTCCTCTGGGAGAAATGGGTTGTCGTACAGAGTGTAGGTCTGGCAGTAGAGGGACACGCCCGGGTTGTCTATGAACTGCTTGACGAAGTGCTTAGGCCCCTCGGGGTTGCACGAAGCGTCGCAGCGGGAGTACTCCAACGACAGGCGCGAGCGCACCAGTTGGAACACGTCAGGGTGCACGTCGCACAGCTCGTCGGAATAGGCGTACTTGATTTCGGAGCCGCGAATCTTCTTCAGCGCGCCGATGTTCTCAAGCCCCATGCAGTACGCCGTGTCTCCGAACAGCTTGACCGTGGATCGGCTGTTGATCTCGCCAACGGCGGCAGGCCCCCACAGGTTGCGCATAGGCTCCAAGACGTTGCGCTCGATGTTCTCACGCGTTGCGCCGAACAGCATGTTCAGGCCCTTCAGGCCGCGCCGCTTCATGATGTTGTCTGGTATGAGGTACTGGACGGCCAGGTGCGACTTCCCCGAGCGCACGGCCCCGCACGCGATGTTCCAGCGGGCGTTCGCCTCGCGGATGTACTGGGCCTGCTTAGGCGTTAGCTGAATCTCCACCGTATGCCGCTTCCCTGATCTTAACCACAACGCCCTCGAAGCCCTTTATGAGCTGGTCGGTGCTCTCGCGCATTGCCTCGCGCTGCAACTGCACCTCGGGGCGGGCGAACTCCTCCGGGTACTTCCGTTCGAGCCACCAGGCCGCGGCCTGCCACGTCTTAGGCTCCATTGCCGCTTTCTGGATGGCGGTGAGCATCGCGGCCTTCGCGTCGGCCTCGGCCTTTTTCAAGGCGTTAGCTAGGTTAGTTTGGTTCTCAGTCCTCGGATGGTTCACCCACTGCGAGAACGTCTCTCTGCGCACGCCTAGATACGCGGCTATGTCCTTGTCGTTCAGGCCGCGCTTCTTCATCTTGACGCAGACGGGGATGTCCTCTTTATGCAGCTTCTCCTTTGCCATGTCCCCATTCTAACACGCTCTAACGCTATCTAACGCTGCCTGACGATGTTTTCGACTGGCCTACGCACGTTATCGTACAACAGCGTCTTAGAACAGCTTAGGTGCCGCGCAGGGCCGTATCTTCTCCTCGAAGGCCCGCACGAACTCCTTCTTGATCTCGAAGCCGTAGGACTCGCGCCCCAGGTTCTCGGCTGCAAGGAGGGTGGTTCCGCTCCCAGCAACCGGGTCGATCGCCACATCCCCCGGGTCGGTGAACACCTCGATGAGCCGTTCCAGCAGCGGCACGGGCTTCTGGGTCGGGTGAACCTTCGGGGTCTTGCCGTCCTTCTGCCAGTCGAAGCAGTTCATGACCATGTGCCGCTTGCCGTCGGGGCCTGTGTTGCGGAACTTCGGCAGCTTGTCGCGGTAGAGCACTAAGCCGTACTCGCAGCAGCCAACCACTCTCATGTTAGCCTTTAGCACCTGGGCGGAGAAGTTCTTACGGAACACCAGCGGGATGTAGTTCGGGAAGCCGTACTGCGCCGCCTTCTCGATCACGTAGCCCAGCTGCTCGAAGGCGCAGAACACGACCATGCAGCCCGGCTCGTTCCTCTTTGCCTTAAGCTCGCTCGCCTTGCCCTTCGGCTCCTTCTTGAGCAGGCGATTGGCGAAATGGAAGAACTCCATGATGCGGAAGTCGTGGTCGGTGTCGAAGAACTCGCTGTTCGCCTTCTCGCTCTCCCCGTTGGCCCGATCTCCCCCCACGTACCAGCTCGGGTTGCTGCCGTAGGCGTCCTTGCCGATGTTGTACGGGATATCGGCGATGACGAGCTGGGCCTTGGGGATCTGATACCGCTTGAAGTTTTGGAAGTGGTCGTTGAACATCTCCATTACGCCACCAGCTCCCGGCGCTCGGTGTACGTCAGGCGCTCGCTTCCGTACTTCGCGCGAATGTCGCCCATCGTGGAGCGGCCACGGCTCCAACGGGCGCCGTCCTCCTTATGGTGCCAGTGCCACATTCCCTTGTTGCGGCTCCAACGGCACCCGAGGGCCTTCAACTCGTCCCTGTGGGGCATGGTGTCCCCTCCTATCCACATCCACGAGCCGCACAGCTCGATGTCCAGGCCCTCCATGACGATCAGCTTGGAGACGATCTCGCGGAACTCCTCGGGCGTCTCGGTGGTCGCTTTGGCCTCGTCGTTCTCGGCTGCGGCGTTCTGGCGGCGCTTAAGCACCTCGAAAACGCGGTCGTGCTCGGCGTTGATCTCCTGCATGGTGCGCACGTCGCCGCCCATGTCGGGGTGGTGCTCCATCACGAGGGCCTTGTAGGCCGACTTAAGCTCGTTTAGGTCGCGGCAGTTGTCGAAGTACATCCTCGTTCCTTTCCTCGGTGTATCCTAATAATACCACAACGTTACACAGTAGGCAATAGAAAAATTAAAATAATTCCCCCGAGTTGGGGGAATTAAAATCAAACGCCCTTGATCGGGCAACGAACTATAGGGTGGGAGAAATCGTACTTCTCCGCAAACTCGTAGCGCTGTTTGCTTCCGTCTCGGTTTCTCGAAAGGCCGCTTTTCGTGCTCGTTCCCCTGACGATCTCGCTTCCCCATTTTGCCTTGAACCGTTTGAACTGCTCGAACTCCGTCCGCTGGTTTCTTCGAACCGACGTTCCGCCCTGCAAGTTACCGAAATCTCCGATCACGTGTGCGAAGTTGATGGTGAGGATGCCCCTGTACTCGTTCTGCTGTTGCAAGTTCATGTCGTAATCCTCTTTAAGCGGAAGAGACTCGTCGAATCGCAGTTTGTCCTCCACGAACACCATGAACTGGCCTACGGCGCTCTTCGTCGTAGAGAACGGCAGGTAATGCTGGTAAAGCATCTTATCCTGGTTGTAATTTACCCCCCACATTCCGAAACCCCAATCGCGGCACAACTGGGTGCCGTATGCGATGAAATTAGGGAACTCGTCGCGAGTTATGGTCTTCTGGACGTACCCGAAGCCGTCATCAGATTCAGGAGAGAACCATTTTAAAGCCGAAACATCATCGTCCATCATCACCACCACGTCTGCCCCGGCCCCGAACTCTTAATCTAAGATGTAGTTCCTAACGCGAGGTAGATTCCCCTGTACCCCGTCTGCGCAAGGCACCACAACGCCGTTGCAACCGTTGGCCCTCTCGTATTCGCCTGCCTCGTCGGGGTGGACATAGATGCGTGTCTCGGGGATGTACCGTGCCGTCCTGCACTCTGGGCGCTTGTAAGACGGGCAGGCAACCGAGATTTTAAGTCCGTCGAACTCGATCATTCATCCATCATCCCCAACGCCTTGGCGTTCTCGATGATGATGCGCATGGCATCTACTCCATCGACCACGCGTCCAAGCCCCGTGAACTTGAACTTCTCGTTGACATTCCCGTCTTTTCTTGATGGTAGAGCCTGTTCGTTTCGCAACCCAAGAACGCTTGACGCGTTGAGCCAATCTTTCTCCGTGCGAAACTTGAGAACAACGTAGTTGCTCTCCTCATCGATGAACCGCGCGAACGGTGTAGTTCCCTGCACGTACTCGTTCACCGCCTCATCGACCTCTAGCTCTTCCCCTGCGTGATCGAGGTAGAACCCGAACTGAGTCATGTCGCAGTCCAACCAGTCGATCTGCTCCAAGTTTTCGTTGAGCAAATCCATGTCGAAGAACGAGAGGTCTTGCGTCATGTTGTCGGCTTCCCTTGCCGCTGCCGCCTCGTTGTCGGTGAGCCAATCGGCCACCAGCACGGGAACCTGCTCAAGTCCGAGTTGCTTAGCGGCTTCGAGGCGACCGTGGCCCATGACGATAACGCCGTCCTTATCAACCACAATAGGTTGGAGCCAATCGAAGCGGTCAATGCTCGCGTTGATCGCTTTAAGGTTCTTCTCGTCATGGACGCGGGAGTTGTTGTGGAACGGCTTCAACCGTCCGATCTCCCATTGCTCTATGTTCATCGTTTCTCCTTTCCGTAAGTCCCGTAGTTTCCCGTCAGCTTCAACCGATCGATCTCCGCAGACGAGATGGGGTTCGTTGCTTCGCACAGGCCCACCTCGCGCCCCTCGTCGAACTCGGCGATCATGTTACACCGCCTTCAACGCCATGACGACCATCTTCCAGAAACGCTGCTCGCATCGGCAGTACCAGCCGCTGTCGCCGATCTTCGACTCGGCGAGCTTCAGCAGCTCGTCGCGCCCGTACTCAACGCCGTCCCACGTGACCTCGGCCCATCCGTAGCACGAGCAGTGGCCGCCCTCGATGACCGCGAACTCGTCGTCCCACACGTTCTCGCCCGCGTAGATGAGGATGTACCGCTCCTCGCTGTAGTCAGGCTCCGACTGGGCCGCGCAGATGATGCGCCACGGCTCGATCAGCTTCGGTACTTCGATCTTCTTCATAAAAAATCACCTCATTCTTCCGTCCCTTATGTATCTCTGCTTGTCATGTATCGCTCCATAAATCGTCATGATGTCTACGCCAATTTCATCAGCCAATTTTTGAGCGCTATACCGATATGGCACATATTTTTTCTTAATATACTCAACCTGTTCCCTTGTCAGCTTCCCCATAGGGGGGTAAAGACCAGTCGCATAAGCGTGTTGAATATTTTCTTTCTGCGTACACCATTCAAGATTTTGAGCAGTATTGTTAGAAGGATTTCCATCCAAATGGTTTACGTATGGCTTTTCTTCTGGATTTGGGATAAACGCACGGGCGACAAGCCTATGCACTCTTGTTTTTTTTGGTACCCCATCTTTGCATAGCTGAACGATGCAGTAACCGAGTTCGTTGTGTGCGTTTGCAAGAACTTTTCCCTTTATAAGCCTGTTCCTTTTGCCTGTGGTGTATCGGTCTAAACTTCTAACGCGCCCTTGGTCGCTCACCTCATAAAGCCCTTCATACCCTTCAACTGCTTTCCAATTTTCCATCGCAACTCCTCTATAGTAATGCGGTAATGGTATACCACAAAACTATAAATATGAGCATCCAAAAATCGCCATGAACTCCTCGCGGGTGCCGCCGTTCTCCTCGAATGCCCGCTGAGCGGCGATCTTCAACGCCTCTTCCAGCTTCTCGTAGGGCGGGTTGTGGTCGTGCATGAGCTGGTGCACATCTGCCCGCAGCCACACCCACAGGCCGTACTTCTCCGACAACTTGCGGCGCGAGGCCTTGAAGCAGTGGTGGCGGTGCAGGTTGCGCGTGGAGCCTGTGGCGTAGCACACGCGCTCGCTCTGCATGATGCTCTCGCTCATCGATCATCCTCTCGGTAGTAAAATCTCCCAGCGTTCTTCTCGATCACTCTTTCGCGCAACCTGTACACATCGTCATCGTCGAACTCCATCCGCAGCGCAGTCTCTGCGGCGTGGATCACGTCCATCAGCTCCATGCCGTAGGCTTCGCGGTACCTCTCGATCTCGCCGCGATCATCGCAGAAGTTGTCGGCGAGCGAGAGAGTGCGCCTGGCGGATTCCACTTCGGAAACCTCTTCGATTAGCTTGCCGAATTGGTCTAGGCGCGAATATCCGTCCGACACGGCCATGGCCGGGAACCTGTAGAACCCGCTCATTCAGCCTCCTCTCTTTCAAGCCATTCCAGCCACTTCTCAACGCTGTCGTCGCACTTCTCGCCGTCGCTATCCGCCTCGTTCATAGGGCACTGATCGCATGGCTCGCCGCATCCTATCTCCCCCGTTAGCGTCCCCCAGCAGATACCAGCATTGCTCAGCGTCTCAGCGACGCGCAGCGGATCGCCGAAGTGCTTCTCGTAATTCGTAGTCATTCGCATTCCTCCCTTGTCAGATCCGAGTTCAGCCATCTTTCCGCTTTCTCGCGCTCACCACCGCAGAACCACCAGGCCCAGCAGGTGCCGCAGTCGTGCAGATGCCCCGTGCGCTCATAGTGTCGGTCGCACGATGCCTGCACCTCGATGACATGCGTTATGGTCTTGATCGCTGCCTTGGGGCACCCGAACATCGAATCGAAGTTGCTCATTCGACCTCCAATTCATCCAGCTTCCCGCTCATCGCCAAAATGCACCCAGCCACGCACATCCGTACCATGACATGCGGTATCTCATCGAAGGGGATGCCCTTCCCGCGCTGCCCGCCGTCCATCTGGCGTGTGAGCGCCCCCAGCTCCTCGGCGCACTCGTAGATGGCCATGCGCACGTCCTCGGTGAACCTGGGGCGCTCCTCCATGCCGAGGAACGCTATCTGCTGGCGCAGGGAGTCCTGTGCGGCCCTGTCCGCTGTCACCATACGGGCCTCCCGCAGTGGGGGCACCTCTGGACGTCGGGCGCGCCGTTCTCGTCGTAGTAGTGGAACGTGTGGCCCTTGTACTCGCGCTCGCCGCGCTTCACGATCCGCCACAGCGTGGTTCGATCGACGCCTAGGAGCTGGGCCGCCGCGCCGAACGAGCCGACGAGCGTCCCGTCAACGAACATCCGCTTCGGATTGCGCCCGGCCATCACCAGCACCTCCTCGCCTCGCTCAACGACACCCAGCACACGATCCCCAGGGGCACCAGCACCGCCGCCAGGGCGGCGCGGGCTAGCATGACGCCCCGATCTCGGGCAGCGTCTTGCCCTTCTTCATCGGCCCCAGAACCTGCTCCATCGCAACAAGCCGCTCCCAGTACTCGGGCAGGCAGTCGTGGATCGCGCGCAGCTCCTTGAGGTTCTTGTTCCGGCAGCACCAGCAGCTTACGCGGTCGAGCACGTCGTAGAGCCTGACGCCCCGCTCCATCCACTCGAAGCCGCGCGAGTAGCAGTAGGCCAGGGCCTCGGCCTCGGTCACGCCCCACTCGGCAAGAGGGTGGACGTGGCCGGCGTTGTTGGCCCGCTCAAGGCGCTCCGTCTCGTCAGCGGCTATCCCAACGAGCTGCACGGCCCCCTTCTCGCGGGCGTATCGGTCGATGGCCGAGGTCTTGGTCTTGGTGCCCCACCGGCACAGGCCGCCGCACCACCCGTAGCCGCGCCGGTGGACGTCTCCGGTGCCGCGCTTGCGCACAGGGCGGCAGAACATGTCCCACCACATGGGGTTCTTTGGCCGCAGCTCGGTGTAGGTGATGCCGTGCGCGTCGAGCGTCGCGAGCATAGCGTCCCTCGTGTCGTAGATGGCCTGGAACTCCATGCCGGTGTCGTAGTAGACCACCTCGTCGAGGGCATACCCGCGCTCGATGAGCATGAGCAGCATCGCCAATGAGTCCTTGCCCCACGACACGGACGCTATGTGCCACGTTTCCGTGGCGCGGGCTAGCACGAGGCCTCCGTTCGCGGCAGCGGCGTCGCGTTGTCGGCGTATGCTCCGCACCTCAGGCACTCCCTGTCCATCACATAGGGTATCCCGTCCTTGTAGATGCCGAGGCAGTAGGTGCGCCAGTCGTCGGGGCCGTCCTCGTTGGTCGTCGTGCTCGCCCCGTAGCACTCCGGGCGCAGCGGCGCTCCTCTCAGCGTCGAGCGGCTGACGCTTCCCTTCTTGCGCCCCCTGGCTCCCATCTACCCCACCACCTTCGCGCCGCAGGAGAAGCACCAGTCGATCCGCGATGCCGGCATGGCCATGTCGTCCGACTCGTTGTAGGCCTCACCGCACGCGGAGCACTTGAAATCATCGCCGGTCTCGCACCCTATGTTCCTGCACTCCCGCACCCGCTGCCATGCCTCTCCGTCGTGGACGGCTATGGCGAACTGCTCGTCGGTGACGGCGGCGCGGGCGTTCCAGGCGGCTATTACATCGTCCATCGTCTTCTTTTCGGATGTACGCGACCCGATGAATGGAATCGCTCCGCACTGCTGGCACTGCACGTCGAACGTGCCGCTCTCCTCGCATCGGAACGCCCTAGCCTCGCCGCCGCAAAATGGACAAGGCTTCAGCTCTTCGCTCATCCCTTCATCACCTCGATTCTCGCTCCGCAGTTCGGGCAGTAGCTCGCATCCAGCACTTCGTTCCATTCGAACTTCGCGGCGCAGGAGGTGCATACCCTCGAGTGGTAGTCTGTCGCGACGCCATCCATCAGCTTTCCGTACTCCATTCGGCACGTTCCCCCGGCGCGGGCGTTCCAGCGACGCACCAACTCATCGAGCGTGTGCCATTCCGGGTAAACGTCTACTGCCTCCAACGTGAGAAGGCACTCGTCGCACACGATGCCGTCAACTTGGCCGTCAGTGCGGCGGTGTATTCGCACCTCTCCGCCGCACAGAGGGCAAGGCTTCATGCTCTCTTGTTCCATACGTCTACTGCCTCCTCTCGTGTGCCAGAGATCAACATGGGGCGGCAGTTGCAAGACCTGCATTCGATGACGAATCGGGTTTCGCCCTGCTTGTTCGTCCATTCGTAGGCATCAGGCTCGCTGCCGCAGAATGGGCAGGGAGCTATCTCGTTGCCGACTTCGACTAAAGCCCTTGCGTTCCACGCCTCAGCCGCCTCCTTCGGAGATCGACCGCGCCCCATGCAGGTCACGCGACGATTTGGGTTGAAGCATCCAACCCCGCACATCATGCCGCCGCTGCTCCATGCTTCCAATGACGGGTGCCTTCCGCACCAGGGGCACGGCTTCAGCTCATCGCTCATCGCGCCTCCTCGATCCACTCGTCCACGGTCTTGACGGGGATGCCGCAGGCCTCGGCCACGGCCTTCTCCAACTTCGCGCCCTCCGACTGCTCCCAGCCGGGGAGGAGGGCAAGGCCGTCGTAGTGCGGCACGGGGTACCTGATGCCGGGTTTTTGCGTGCGCCCGGTCAGCTCGTTGACGCACAGCAGCATCGCCGTCTCGTGGGAATCGCTCGGAATAACGAGATCATGCGGGTCGAACGCGGTGATGCCCGCTTCGTAGAGCGACATCTTGGCGTCCGCGAACGCCGCTCGGTTGTCGTCCGGCTTGCCCGACACGGGGCCGCTAATGTAAAGCCTAGCCATGGTCTGCCTCCCTCCGCACCTCTCGCTTTATCCTCTCCCAGCATTTCTCGCATACATCAACGTCGTCCACCTCATCCGGCTGGCCGAATATTCCATTGAGGATTCTCGTTCCCTCAGCGCCCCTAAGGAGGTAGCCGCTTTCGCCTTTATCGAACAAGCGCCTCCCGCAGATGTCGCAGACCGTGTATCTGACGTCGCTCATTCCGCGCCTCCTCTCAGGTCGCGCCCGCACTTGGGGCAGTAGCCTATTCGCACGTAGCCGAGGTTATCCGCACCGCAGAGCGCGCATCTGCAATCGATCTCCATCATGCCGAGGTAAGGCTTGATGATCGCATCGATGAAGGGGTTGTCGGACGGCAGTGACCTTCCCTCGACTCCCTCGCAGTATTCGCACATGGCTATTCCTCCTCGATCTCGTATGTATGGCCAGTGATGAACTCGACCACGCGGGCCTTCGACCAGCCGCCACCCAGGCTCTCGGCCTCTGCCGCCATGCCGCGCAGAAGCTCGGCAAGGCGCTCGTCCGCGAGCGAGGCGCTGTCCTCCTCGGCCCGCATGATCTTGAGGTCTCGGGCCGTCACCTTGGCCTTCTCCTGGCGCAGCTCCTCTTTGAGACGGTCGTTGTCTTCCTTAAGGCGCTTAGCCTCGGACTCGAATCGGCGTCTCTCCGACTCGCTCTGGCGGGAGAACGTCTCGGCTGCGCCCAGCTTGTCAACCTGCTCCTTGAGCCGCGCGATCATCGCGTCCTTCCCCGCCAGCTCCTCAGCGAGCGACAGCTTCTCCCGGTAGGTCTCGTAGACCATCCGCTCTAGCTCTTCGGCGGTGACGGTCGGCCTCTCCACGATCTCCGGCTCGCTCGCGACGGCAAGGGCCTCGACGGGTTTGCGCTTGAAAAGTCCCATGGCTATTCACCTCCCTTCGCGTCGTCATCCTCCAGTGGTTGCGTGTTGGCTCCCTGCATTCCCACGCAACGAATGGCGAGCGCGCAGGACAGCTGTCCGTTCCACTCGAACGCCCACGCGCAGTCGGGGTCGCACTCCATGGCCCCGTGGTTGAAGGCCTCGGGGTTTGCAAGCGTCATAGGGCAGATCATTCAGCGCCTCCCGTCCGCCGGATGATGGCGTCGATGCGGTCGGCCCACTCTGCGGTCTTCGCATCCCACCCGCTGCCGGGATTTGCGCATTCGGCGCGCCATTCGGCTATGTCGTCGCGCAGGCGCTCCAAGGTGTCGGGAGGGGTGTGGGTGAGCGATCCGGCGTATATCCACGAGTAGAGGCCATCGTCGTCGAGGTCGGCCCACGGGGAGTCGCCTCCGTCTGGCGTCGGGTCGTCGGTGTGCAAGGAGGTCACCGTGAGCGGCCCTGCACCGGACAGGCTCCACATCGCATCTCCCACCTTGATGGGCAGCCCGTCGGCTCCCAGCACCTCCGGGGCGGGGCGCTTGCAAGACGTCGCGAACTCGTTGGCGTAGCTGTCGATTCCGCACCATCGGTATTTCAGGAACCACCCGTCGCCATCGAACGCATAGCCCGTGACCGTCGATTCGCAGCGATTGCCTGGTATCACCCGGTCACCTATGTTCCAAGGCTCGCCGTCCTTGTCGCACGGAAGCTTGAGGGCGCACCGTTCGAGCCACTGCCCGAAGTCCTCGCCCTCGCGGAAGTAGGGCCAGCCGTTGGCCTTGGCCCACAGCTCGGCTCCCCTGAGCAGGGAAAGCTCGCGGGCCTGGGCAAGCTCGGCGTCGATCTTGTCGGCGATGATGGAGAATATCTCGTTGTCGCTTGGCCATTCCCCGGTCACGGCCTCCGCGAGCGCCCTTATCTTCCCCGTCGGGTATGTCCAGATGCTTTCGTCTATGCCGTTGTACGGCTCCCCGTTCGCAGCCCACCGCAGCTGCTCCGATACGGTCATGTCCTTGGGGTCTTTATCGGTCATAGTCGTTTCCTTCCTCTCTCAGCATGTCTATTCGCAGATCGTCGTCAATCTCGGGCGGCTCGCCGTCGAATCCGCCGCACTCGTCCGTGTAATCGGGCTCCGTCCAGTCGCCGAGCTCAAGGCACCAGCCCCATCCGCTCTCGGCGTGGTCGGTGTCCCAGTTGGAGCAGCGGTCGCACCAGGTCATGGGGACGGCCTCATCGGGAGGCTCAAGGTCGTAGTCTGGCACGTCCCAGCCGCTCATAGGACGATCACCAGATGTCCTCCGCACGGCACCCGATCTCTCGGCATATCCTCTTCAGCGTGCTCTCCCTCACGTCCGTGCCCTTCGATAGAATCTTCGTAACATGGGAGCGGGAAACTCCCATCTTCCGCGCGAGATCGGCCTGCGTCATATCGCGCTTCGCAAGCTCCACCTTCACCTTCGTCCTGTCCGGCACTGTGTTCTCCTTTCGGTATCGCCCGCTCGCATATCGCCAGGATGGAGTCTGCGACCAGCGAGTAGTGGATGTACGAAACGTCGTACCTCTCGCACAGCTGGTCAAGCTCCATGATGGCGGCGAGCGCGGCCTCGTGAACTTCGTCGAAGCATCCCACTTCGGCCTCCTTTCCTGATCGGTGTAAAACCATAGTACTACGTTGATATACTCTAGTCAACACTTTTCGGGAAAATAAAATTACCCTACGCGAACGGGGAGGCACCTCTCCATAATTCGCATCGCGGCGCGGGAATCAGGGCATACCGCCATCTGCTCTGGCGTGAGGTTGGTCGTGACCACCATGGGGCCGTTGGCGCTAATGCGCGTGTCGATGAGAGAGAACACAACCTCACGCCCGTAGCTGGTATCCCTTGACGCGCCGAAGTCATCAACCACCAGCAGGTCGCACTTCGCGACACGGTGGCGCAGGGCCTCCCGTCCCATGCGGTCGGCGCTCTCGTACCTGGACACGAACCCCGCCGCCGTGTCCATCATGACGCGCAGCCCCTGATCGTGCAGCTCGCGGGCCACGGCCTCGGCTGCGAACGTCTTTCCCGCGCGCGTGTCTCCCCATAGGAGCAGCCCGTTCTTCCTCTCTGCCCTCGACTTCTCGAAATCGACGGTGTACGCTGCGCAGGAACTCATGACCTCCGCGTTCTTCGAGCTGGCGGCGAAGCTGCCGACCAGTACTCGGTTGCCGAAAGCTCTCTCGTGCCTCATGGCCTCCATCTGCTCAGACCGTCGGCGCTGCTCCTCTGCCTCCCGCGCGTCCTGCGCCCTGAGCTGGCAGTCGCACGCATCCGGAACCTCGCGCGACTCCATGCCGACGAACACGCCGCGCTTGACCTTCGGCCACTCTATCGTCATCTTGACGGCCTTCCCGCACTTCGGACAGCGCTCTTTGGCCTCGGCGGTGAACGGCGTGATTCGCTGCATCTAGATCATCCCCAATCGCTTGCGCATGGCCTCGTTCTCGCGCTCCCACTCGGCCATGATCTCCTCCGAGACGTGCATCTTCGGCTGTTCCGGCTTCCTGTCCTCCCTCAGCCACCAGTTAGACATGGCTGCTTTCCAACTCTTCATTTTCGTTCTCCCTACCATCCAGCCGTTCGACTCGTAGTAGGCGATGAATCGGTCTACGGGGAAGCCGTTGTAGCCTTTTTCCCTGGCGTATGCCTCCACCTCGTCGCGCGTGGGGGGCGCGAAGCGCCCTCTCTCTCTTTTTTCTTCTTCTTTTAATTCCCCCTTTATATTTATATGGGCGTTTTTCGCCCCTAGGTTAGGGCGATTTTCGCCCCTAGTCGGCTCCATTTCGCCCGAAGTTAGGGCGATTTTCGACCCTAGTTGAGCTACCTGGTATCTGTACGTCCTCCCATTGCTTGTAACCGCCTCTTTGCGAACGATCAGACCTTTCTCGGTCATGTTCGTTAACAGGGTTCCGGCCGTTTTCGCGTTGCATCCAAGCCAAGCCGCGAGGTACGAGCGCCCACCGTAGTACCATCCAGCGCCGTCCTGGCTAAACCCGTAGATGATGGCATATGCCATGAGTTCCTTTCCGCGAAGACCGAGCCTGTTCATCATCCAACCGTGGATGTTGATATAGTTCTCATCGTCGATCATCGACCCTCCAAACGAAAAGCCCCAGGCGGTAGGAGTCGCCCGGGGCTTCGTATCTTCATCCCCCGAGGGGGTTGAAAGCTATGTCAGCGAGAAAGCTCCTACCCAATCTCTCCAATAATTATAACACAAAGCTACTCGATCTTCAGCGAGATTCGCTCGGAAAGCTCGCATCCTGGGATGTTCTCGCCCTTCTTCAGAGCTGCGGCGACCGCCATCTTGTCCACCGACTCCGTGACCTTCTCGCTGATGTACTCGCGCGGAACCGCCGACTCGTCAACCACGTTGACGTACTTAGACGCGCGGCTGCTCACGCACACGCGGGGGGTGTCGATCTTCCGGGCGCCGCTCTGCTCCATGCATCGCTGCACGTACTCGCGCAGGCGCGCCGCCTCCTTCTCCTTGCGCTCGCGGCGGGCTTTCAGGCGCCTCTCCTCGGCCCTGATCGCCTCGGCCTCGGCCTCCGTCTCCTTGACCACGATGCAGCACGCCTCGATCTTCGCGTCGAGCGCGGCTTCCAGCTCGTCGAGGTTGGACGAGTCGAACACAACCTCGCCCGTCTCCTCGTCGAACACCAGCCCGCCGTTGATGACCATGTCCATCATCTGCGCCAGCTCGTAAAGTTTCATTTCAGCTCCTCCAATTCGCTCTCGTCGCAGGCACCTGGGAAGACCAGCGCCGTGCTTCCCAACTCGACCATCCTAGCAGCTCGCAATTAACAGCATCGAGGCCATCCAGGCCACCATCGCCGCCATGACCTCGCCAGTGGCGAGCGCCGCCAGGATCGTCCCCAGCGTGTACACCGTCGCCGCAACCGCCCTCATTCGTCCACCTCCACGATCGTGACCGTGACGTGCTCTGTGAGCCTGGTTCGAGGCATCTTCCGAACATGGGCATCGACCACCTGGCAATCGTCAACGTAGGCGATTCCGTTTAAAGCGTCCTCGCACGCCTTCAAGACATTTGATGCGTCGGGCTTGTGGGTGTCGGCCTCGCGCTCTATGCGCTTCGGAGTGGACTTCGGCAGCTCGCGGTAGGTGGTCACGTACAGCGCAACGGGGCGGTCGCCGAACCACGGCCCGCCGCCGTTGATGTAGGCCTCCTTGACCGAGTCCTCCCACTCGCGGTCGGCCTTGGCCTTGTAGACGCGCCGCCGCTTGAAGTCGGTTCGGGGTCGGCCCTGGCCACGAACCTTCCCGTAGACCTCGAACGTGAACTCCATCACAGCACCGCCTCAGTGAACCCGTCGAACCGCGACTTCGCCAGCTTGAACGACAAGCTTGGGTCGCGCTCCATCGCGATGCGGGCGAGGGCTGGTGCGTGGCCGTTCCTCACGCTCACATGGCGCACGGCCCGCAGCATCTGCACCATGAAGTTCGGCGACACGCCCTCGTTGTTCCTGGCGAGGTCGATGTACCACTCGAAGTCCTCGGGATGCTCGTCAACCCACTCGCGGGCCTTGGCCCACTCGATCTCGTCCTTGTCGCCCAGGCAAAGCTCCGATTGGTTGCTGGGCGGCTTTCCGCAGTCGATCATGGCTCCTCCTAGAAATCGTAATCCTCGTCGGAAAGCTCGGCCTCTTCCAACTGCTGCACGGCCTCGTGCGCCGCGCGCGACTTCTCGACCCACGAGGCAAGAACGCCAATGGCCACGGTTGCCTGATCGGAAGTCATGGTGCTCATGTCCACCGCGCCGACGGCCGCGAGCGACTTCGATGCGAAGAGCGCTCCGAGCACCTCCGGCTCGCCCTTTCCGCACAGCTCGGCGAACTGGGCGGCCAGCGCGTCGATCTCCCTCATCTGCTCGTCGCTCATCATCTCCACGAAATCGGCCTCGGCAACGACGTTTGAAACGTCGCTCTGAGGCTCTGAGACGGCTTCTGAGGTGCCGTTTGCATTTTCCGCGACGACTTCCCCGGCCTTGCCCATCTCCTCCTCTCCGTAGAGGCCCTGGAAGTCGTCGGGGAAAGCCTCGCGTAGGGCGTGGCACATGGCGACCTTCCGGATCATCGTCCCCGGCATCTTCGCCCAGTTGCTCTTGCCGGTGGAGTACTCGGACATCGCAACCTCGTCGTAGATCGGGACGCGGTAGCCCTGGACGTACACCTTGCACCATCCGCCGATGAGCTGCCAGCCCTGTATGGGCATCGAGCCCTCGCGCTGGACGATCTGGCCCTCGGGCGTGAGAAACGTCACGCCAGCCTCCATGCCCTCGAACTTCGGGTTGGCCTGGGCGCGCTTGGTGAACACCTCCTTGCTCGTTATGATCGACAACGGGCCGTTGCCGTACTTCACGAGGTGGACATCCTTCGTGAACGGGTCGAGGTGCTGCGCCTGGCACAGTGCCATGGCGAACGCAAGCTCCTTGTCGGTCGCCTGGGGGCAGAGCGTGTTGCGCACCTCCTCGGCGGTGAACTGAACAACCTCCCCGCTGCGCTCGAACTTGACGATCTCGTTTGCCATCCTGACTCCTTTCCCCGGTTTAGGTTGCTTTTTGGCTTGCTTTTTCGGTTGCTGCTCGTAATAGGCCCGCTCCACGTATCGCGGGATGCCGGTGAGGCGGGCCTCGTTGTCGTCAAAGTAGCTCATATCTACGCCCGCTCGATGCTCTGGGCATTTCCGTCCTCGACGGTGAAGCGGTACTCGGTGACCGCGAACCGCTGCGAGGGGAAGTCGAAGCCCATCCATGCGATCAGCACCTCCGCGCCCTCGCGGATGTTGGCGCTGCTGATGATCTCGTTGGCGGCGGCGGCGACGTGTCCCATGGTGTCGATCTCGGCCACGCGGCTCTTACCGTTCTCGTTGATGTGGGCCATGTAGTGCATTTCGTGCTCCTTTCCTTTTCGGTGTGACCTCATTGTATCATGAAGTTATATCATGGTCAACAACTTTTTTAAAAATTCGGGGCCAGCTTGCTAAAGGCCGACCCCCTGCTGTTCGCGCAACCTCGCGGCTTCCGATCTTCACCGCTCGCATTGATCGCGAAAATAAAATACCTCGTGTTTTAACTAAAGTCAACCGACTTTCACCAGATAATCGCTCGCCTCCGGCTTTCCCGTATGCTTGCCGACGGCGATATAGCGGCGCTTTCCGCTTGCTCCTATATAGGTTCCCCACACGTATCCGTCGGCAATGGTGTACGTGTCGTCGAGAACGACGGTCTGGCCCTTGGAGTAGCTCGCGACAACGCTGCCGGACATGCTGGGCCTGCTCCTTACGTTGAGCTTCGAAACCGTGCACCTGTACCTCCCGCCGAACCTCGATGCAGGCTTTGCGGGCTTTGCGGGCTTCGCTGGCTTTTCCGGCTTCGATGCCTGAGCGCCGATCCCGAACGCACCGAGGATGCCAGCCGCCACCTCGTCCATGTCGGCGATGAACGTCTCGCGGTCTCCCTTGTTGTCAATGAAGCAGCATTCAAGGAGCCTGTAGTTGATCCCCTGCGCCTGTGCGCGATTCAGGTTCGCGAGGTTGTTTCGCTTCACCAGTTTGTCGGCACGTCCCGGGAACTTCTTCGAGATATAGCTCGCAAGGGCGTTGTCGTACTTGTCCGCCGATAGGTCGGCATCGATGATGACGTGCCCTCCCTTGGCGCTGCCGTTAGCAGCGTCCATGTGCAGCTCTACCACGGGGTCGCGCCCGACTTTCTTCTTCAGTGCCGATTTTACGAGGCCCTGGGCGTACCAGTTCTTCGAGGTGTCAAGCACCTCGACGCTGCCGCCTCCGAGCGCTTTCATCCTCGCAGCCAGCTTGCGCACGAGGTCTGCCTCATTCTTCCCGCCGCCGGATGATCCCGGATCGCCGTTGCCGTGGCCGCATATCACGTATAGCTTAGTCATTCCCAGCCCCCTTCACGATCTTCGCGACGGATGCGCCGCCGTCCACCTCCGGTATGCCTGACACGCTGGTGAGATAACTCACGACAGCGGCCAGAAGCGCAGCAGAGCCGACCATGGGCCACATCACATCGCCCATGACCGCCGATGCCCCGATCACGCCCAAGGCCGCCTGAGCAGCCGTCTTGACGGCGCGGACGGTCGCCGCCCTCGCCCATTTCCCGAACTCTCCCATTCGTCATCCTTTCTCGATGAGGTACGATTGAATCTCGTCCTGGCGCTCTTTTAGCTCGTCCTTGTGGTTGCCGTCGATTGACGATTTGATGATCGTGAGCAGGCTGCGGAGTATGATCTTCGACTCGGCGGCGTTCTTCTCGTGCCGTTTCAGATCGCGCCTGAACCGCTCCTCGTACTCCTCGTGGTCGGACAGAGCCTCGTCGATCTCGCCCTCCATCTCGTCCATGCGCTCCACCAGGGCGTTGTGCGGCCTCCTTACGATCCCGATCCACTCGCGGACGTGGTTCAGCACCGCGCCGAGCGATGCCGCAGCCGCGAGCATCACGGCGAGGTACCCCCCGCCCGCCTCCAACCATGTTCCGAAATCCAAAATGCCGCCTCTCTTATCGATTCGCCGACATTCTAGCACGAAAAAAGGGGAGCGCCGAAGCGCCCCCCTACGCGACAAGCCGCGATATGGCATCTGGCATCTTTGCGACGGCGTCTCTGCCGAGAACCGCCCGGGCACTCTCGAAGATCAACGCCCCGTAGTCCGCGACGAAGTTGCACACCCACTCCTCGGCCTCAACCCAGCAGGCGGGCCGCACCATCATGTGCAACTCTCCCACCAGGTCGTGAGACCAGATGACGCAGTGGCCGATCTCATGGACGAGCACCCTGTCCAGCAGGTCGCCCGAAAGTGACTCGTCCAGCCAGACGGTCATCTCGGACGGGTCTGTCGTCGCGAGGCATCTGAGGCCCGTCCTGTCGATCAGGCGCGGGCTTCCGCTCCCTACCATTCGGACGCGCCACCAATCGCCGTTCACGGCGAAGCCGCGCATTACGCGCCCGCCTGCTCCATCTGGTAGAGCAGGTCTTTCACGTCGGCTTTCATCTTCGCCTTGACCTCCGGGTCGGCGGCGGCCCAAATCTCGCCCATCGCGTCCATGACCTTCTCTAGGCGCTCCTTCGGCTCGCCGTCGAAGCCCATGCGCTTGTAAGGCTCGCGTCCGTCCCTGGCCTCGTCGTAGCCCATCGGCCATGGCTCGTCCATCATACGGTCGTACCCCATGCGGCCCCTGCCCTTCGGCGCGTAGCGGCCCGAGGCGTAGCGGCGGCGGTTGTATCCCATGCGCTCCTCGTCCTCCATGTCGTAAGACTCGGCGCAGTACATCTCCGCTTCGGCGAGGTCTTTTATCATGTCAACAACCTCGCCCATCTCCGCTGCGTCCACCTTGTCGATGCCCTTGGCAAGCTCGGCGCTCGCGCAGTCGATGAGCTTGTGGCGAATGTCTCGCAGATCGTTCAACTTCTCCATGGTTCCCCCTAGCTCCAACGGCCAACGCGAAGATTCGCGTTGGCGACGGTGACGGTGGTGGTGCCGATGTTCTTAACGGTGACCGTGTCGGCCCCACGGCAGCAGGTTTTGACGATGGTTCCCGTTGCGACGTTGTTCAGGTTGCCTACGGCTGCGGTCTGCGCGGCCATGACTGTCTCGGGCAGCGTCTCGCCGTCCAGGGCGATTGCGAGCTGGGCGAGACCCACGGCGGTCGCGCCGATGTTGGCCGAGAACTCCACCTCGTATCGGGCGCACGCGGCGCTGAGCTGAACAAGGCCGCTCCCCTTGCGGTGGCACGTGTCGCAGCCCGTTTTCAAAAGCACGGTGTCGAACGTCACGGAGGCCCCGGGTGCCAGCGTCAGCGGCACGGTGTTGGTAAGCTGGATCATAGCTTTCTCCTTATCTATACGATTTCGCGAATCGTATAAGCAACGGCCCCGATCAGAGGCCGCTGCTTATACTTTTTGGATGATGTTAGCAGCCGCAGCCGTTGCCGTAGCTGTAGCCCGATCCGTTGCAGCAGTACGGGTTTGGAACCACGTAAGCGGGGGACGGGCAAGGGCGCAGCTGGTCTACCAGATAACGGTTCTGGTTGGCCTGTGACTGCGCGAGGTTCAACGCCTGAATCTGCGATGCCTGCTCATCGATGGTGCGCTGCATGCTCTTCATTTCCAATTCGCAGAACTTGTCGTTTATCGTGCGGTCGAGCTGCGCGAAGCCGCTGTTTACGGCCGTGGTGATGGCGCAGGTGTCGGTCGCCATGTCGTAGCGCACCGCGTCGATGCTGCGCTGGGTGGTGCAGCAGCAGTCGGCCAGTTGGCGGCTCACGTCGTTGATCGAGCCTTGCAGCCCGAACCCGGTCTGCATGATGTTCTGGTTGATGCCGTTGGTCTGGGCCAATGCTGCGTAAGAAGCGTCGCAGATGCCGTTGGTGATGCCGTCAAGCTTGGAGATGACAGCCTGGTTGTCGAAGCCGCGCTGGATGGCCGCGTCGGTGAAGCCAACCTGGCCGCCGCCGTTGCCGCCCCAGCCGAAGCCGTTGCCGCCCCAGCCGAACAGGGCGAAGAGGATGATCCAC